CGGTAACGATAGCCGTTTTCATTCAACCATCTCCTTTCTAACCGGGATTCCGGTTGACAGATCGTTGACCAAGACATGACCGACGACCTTATGGGTTTCGATGGGCTTTAGTATGTCTGCCGGTGATTTTAAGACAATATCGCCGCTACCGATCACTTCCCCGGCCTTCATGGGGCGGTTAAGATAAATTCCCTTCCCCATCTTTGACACAAATCCGCTTTTTTCCTCATCCCTGACCACCTTTTCGCCGGTCCCGAGCATAACGCTTACCCGCTTCAGGTCTTGACAGATGGTTTCCAGCCCGTGGGGTTCCATAGAAAAACCGTGATCTGTCCCCCGACTGCCCCGGTTAAGGGTAAAGTGGACCTCAAAGATGCTGGCCCCGAGCGCGCGGGCGACCATTAGCGGCAGGATTCCGGGATGATGAGAGGAAAAGCCGATGATATTTTCCGGGTATTTTTGGAGAAAAGACTCGACGACCTTCAGGTTCAGGTCTTTGTCTTCGTTGGGATAGGTTGAAACACAGTGAAGCAGGGCGAAATTGTCATTTATGCCAGATATTTCCTCGGTTAAGGTTAAAATATCATTCCAACTGGCCCCGCCGGTGCTTATGATTATCGGCTGCTCGTATCGGGCGACTTTTATAACCAACGGCAGGTTAGTCACATCACAAGAGGCGATTTTCCATAATTCAACACCGATGCCATGTAAAAAGTCGGCCGACCGCTCTTCAAATGGTGTAGCGAAGAAGATAACCCCGTATTTATCGGCCGTAGCCTTGAACCTTCTGAATTCTTTCTCGCCAAACCAGTCCAGGCGCTGCCGATGTTCCCCGTAGGTTTTGCCATAACTGTATTCGTTCTGGTAAGGACGGGCCAGGGCCCCCTTTGTGAACATGAAATCATTGTCCCGCTTTTGAAGTTTTACCGCATCGACCCCGCACTTAGCGGCGGTGATAATCATCTTTTCGCATAGATCGGGGTCCCCGCCGTGGTTGGAGCCGATTTCGGCGATAATAAAGCAATCCGCTTCGGTGATGATCCGATCCCTAATTGTCAATTCTCTACCCATAGAATCTCCTTTCTAAATAATATCCAAAGTTACTTCGCTCGTTTCATTGTCAACCTCTTCCAGCACACCGCAGGCCATACAAGCCGCTACGATCCCATCAACCCTGCCGGTCGATTTCTGTTTTGAAACTTTCTTGTAGCCATCCTCGTCCTCCCTTGTGACTGCATTAGCGGCACACCAGGTCATAACCGGGTTTCCGTCGTGCCTGATTTCTTTGTTGATCAACATAGTTTCCAGCCTGTCCAAGGCCGGGGCCATACTTCGTGCGGTTTGTCCAAAGGGCATCATCTTAATTCCCGACCCGCTAAACTCCCAAACCCTGCGCTTTTTATCCCAGGTCCCAACCTGGAGGTCAATATCTGCTTTGTCTGCAAATTCCATCAAGTCTTTAATCCGGTCCCTGTCATAGGCAATGCCGGTAAGGTCGTATTTCTCGGACTGATCCCGGATAAACTTAATAACCGCTGATTTATTCACCGCTGGGCCGTCAAAGGCGAAAAGGTGCCCCTGAGACTTCCAAACATCATAAGGGACATGGTCCTGCTCTGATTTTCTTCTTAGGTTGTCACCCGGCATCCAAAAGAAGGACTTTAGGCGATAGACAGGGTCAAGGGGGGTTGGGTCAAAGACCAGGATAAAGGCGGTCAAGTCCTGAACACTGGAAAGATCAAGCCCCCCTTTGCATCGCCGACCCAAAAGAAGCTCATCATTAAAGTCGGTATCACGGCAGCCGTTCCAGATTTCAGCGCTCAACCATGGGTTAAAGGCCTCTGTCCAGACACAGAAGCACAACCTCTTTACCGTTGCCATCTTAGAGGGCATTGACCGGGCTTCAACTATCTGGCTTCGAATGTAATCGTAACCCGGCAACCCGTATTTCAGGGATGGGTTGACCTTGGGCCACAGGCCTTCATCGGTCAGGTATTTGTCGTCAACCAGGTCTTCTTCATCGAGGGAGCAGATATAAGAGAAAAATTCGTCGTTCTTAATCTGCTCCAGTGCTATTTTGGCCCCCATGTCGTGATATTCCCAACAAACCGATGTTTTATCGTGTCCTGAGTTCGTAATCATGAACGATAGGGGTTGACGGCGAAACTTGAAGCCAGCCCGGAGCATTTCAATAACCGTCCCGTCTTTATGCTCATGGATCTCGTCAAGAAGGGCCATGTGGGGGCGTAAACCTGATTTATCGTTCTCAGATGAGACGACCCGGAAGAAAGACCCTTTGTCAAGATAGGCGAGGTTCCAACGCATGGCCCCGACACCGGAAGCAACCAGCCTTGCCTGCAACTCCGGGCTTTGGTCATAGAAGGCAACAGCGTCCCGGAACAAAACCATAGCCTGGTCCTTATGGGTGGCGGCGGCGTATATCTCGGCCCTGGGCTCATTATCTGCCACCAGACCCTTGATGCCGGTCCCGGCGCAAAGGGGCGACTTACCTGATCCCTTAGCTGTTTCGATATAGGCAACACGGAAACGGCGCTGTTTGTCCTTTTTCCGTTTCCATCCAAATATCGACCCGATGATGAACGCTTCCCATGGGAGCAGGATAAACGGTTGGCCCTCGAATTGCCCTCCGTTCAAGAAAAGGCATTCCTCAAAAAAGGCTATGGCTTCACTGGCTTCATTCAGGTCGTAGTAATAACCGCGCTTACCGGCCTGTTCAAGGTCGTGCAGGTGGCGCTGGCATGATCCCCGGACATAGGGACCGACAAGGATTTCGCCCAAAAGGACTGATTCAGCGTAGGCGGTGGCTCGGTCTTGGCTCAATTAAAGAATCTCTCCTTCCTGTCTTTTTCTATGGGTGTAGGCTTCTCGACCTTAACCTTGGTCCTACTGCTCGGGGTCATACCCATTTCAATTAAACATCTCATCATCTGGTCTTTGGCTATGGTAACGATCCTAAACAGGGGATTGACGACCGGGTTTCCGAGCGGACCCTTGATAAGCAATCCTGATTTCTGTAAAGTCCGCGACGCCTGCGCCCATTGGGAATAAGCGTCGCAGTAATTTGCAAAGACCGCCTTATCGAGATTGGTCAAAATCCCAAGCGGCTCAAGCTCGGCCGCCATCCGTTTCCATTCCTGCCTGGCCTCTTTGTCGAGATGCTTAGGGCACGGCGGTATGTTCGTGGGCGGTTTAGGCTCATTAGACCTTGGAGGGCGGTGGGTATGCTTAGACCCCCCCATAATGTCAATGATTTTTGACGGTATTGGTTTTTTACCCTTCATTTTCTTATCATCTCCCATTCCGACCCCATCGGGGACATAATCTCTTGCATGCGCTTAATCTCCACACCGGCCATAAGCCATATAAAATATCTCCACTGAAACCGGTCCCAATGCCTCCAGATAATATCCCTTTGACCGTTCCCGTCCCAGTCATACTCCGTTGTCACGATTTCCCACATAGGTTGAATTGCATAACAGACAGTGAGCCTTTCGTTTTTTCTGGTGGGCCAATAAATATCACCCCTTTCATTCGGGATAAGCCAAAGACAAACCTCCCTCATTACATTGTTTTGCATAATTAAAACATCATCTCCGGCAAGTGCGCCGGTTGCCAATAGCAATGAAATCGTTAAACATAAAAATAATCTTTTCATTTTCTTTCCTCCTTATTCCAGGGATGATTTAAATCCACAGGATGACCGTCAACCCCTACCGCACCCGAGTACCCCCTCCTTTCCTGTTCCCGTTTCAAAGTGTTATGACATGACTTACAAAGCGGTTGCCAGTTTGAATTATCCCAAAAAAGGTTATAATCACCACCGTGTGGCTTGATGTGATCAACATCCGTCGCCCCTGTATCCCGACCCATCCGGGAACAGTACACACAGTGGGGATTTTCGTTTAGAAAGGCAAGTCGGGCCTTTCTCCATCTTACTGAATCATATAGTCGGTTTATTGACATAGTGTAACCTAAAAATTACAATATAGTTTAAAAAGTACAAAAATGCGACCTTG